GTCGCTGGCCTTCAAGTTATCGATGGCCCGGCGGCACGCCGGGATATCGAAATGATTCAGCACCCACAGGCACAAGATCATGTCCACCGCGGGCGGCGTCTCGGTCAGCAGGTCGAGAATGGCGACCTCGGGCCGACGCGGATAAATGTCGGAGTGCAAGACCTTGACGGACTTCGGGAGCGTCATCTTGTAAAACCAGTTCAGGTCCCCGGCTCCCACGTCCGCGATCGTCTTGATGCGGTATTTCCTGACGATCTTCGGGATCCATTCGCGCTGCGCCTGGGTCGCCGCCAGCGTGGAGCCGTGGCCGCACGGGGTTTCCGGCAAGCCGCCGATCCAGCCGCGCTTGATTTTCTCGATATCGGTCACGATGTCAGACATAATCCCCCAGCTTGCCGAACGGGAAACAACGCATGGCGCTCCCCGGTGAACAGTTGATGATCTCCACTTCCGGATTAAGCCGCTTGACCTGCTCGAATTGCTCGATCAACTCGACGAACACGCCGTCTTTTATCTTCACCGACGGCCAGTGGCTCAATTCCTTGTCCCCGTACTCGCCGAAATAATGCCGCGGCGTCGAACCGATGCGTTGATTTTTGCCGTCGTAGTCGCCGGCGAAGCGCATGTCGTAGCCGCAGAGCAGCAACCGGCGACAACCGTTATGACAGGCGATCTGCGGCAACTGAAAGCCGGAACTGTGGCCGTAATGGATCACACGCGGATCGCGGCTGAAGCCGTCGGCCCATTTGCCCTCGATATACCGGATGCCGTACTTGCCGGCCGTCACGGCGTCCCAGGTCCATTTCTCGGCGCGGATGTCCTTCAGGCCGCGTTCCCATTCCAGGTCGAAAAATTCCGGGTTGCACGCCAGGAATCCGTCCAGCGTCGGGAAATCGCGCCACAATCGATTCATCCCGTAAACCAACCACGATCCCTGCACCTGGCCGCAGCGCGCGGCGGACAAGACGTCCGGCGTCAGGCTCGGACCGGTAGCAAGGATGACAGCGGTTTTTTTGGGAAGCATGTCAGCGCCGTTTCCCGCGTGGCATTGATGATTTCCAGTCCCATTTGCCCCGCATCGTCCGCGACCTGTTGATAAAGCGCCAACCAGCGATGCCAGGGCGACCGGATCGCGTTCGGATGATCGCCGAACCAATGCGCCCGGCCGGCGGTCGCCTGCATATCGTAGCCCAGCAACACGATGCGCCTGGCGCCGAAATGATACGCCAGATTGATGGCCTGGATACCCGAGTTCGACCCCTTGTGGATATAAGCCGGATCGCGTGACAGCCCCGAACCATCGCGACTTTCGATGTACTCGATGCCGTAGCGCGCGGCGGCGTCCTTATCCTGCGTGAACTTGCGTCCCCGGAAGGCGCGCAATTCCGGTTTATCGCGATGCCAGTCCCACCAGCGCCCGTCGCAGAAGTACAAGACATCGGCCCACGGCGCCAGCAGGTAATTGTCGTTGATCACGATCACACGCTGCCCTTTGATCGCGTTCACGTCCTCGATCGTCAGCGACGGGCCGGACGCGACGATGAACCAGCTTATTGGAATATCCACGGACGAGCTTGTTTTGATATTTTGTCAACATGAAAAAATCGGGGGCCGGGAACGGCCCCCGATCCTCATCCGCCTTAGCTGGCGACCTGCTTCAGGAACTTCACCGCGTCGTTGTTGCGCGGGATGCCGCCGGCGCGCTGCGCCAGCAGGAAGTTCGTGAAACCGGGAACCGTGACGTTGTCGCGGATCATGGTCATGGCCCCGATCTTGGCGTAGGTGTAGCCGCGGCGGAAGTCGCCGTAGGCGATCGGCAGCGCGTTGGCGCCGTAATTCGCCATGTCCTCCCAGATGAACACCGGCTTGCCAAGCAGCAGGTCCGGCGTGCCCACCTGGACGCTCGGTTGCCAGAGGTATTGCCCATTCGTGTCCTTCAGCTTGCGCAATTGGCCCATGGTGATGGAGTTCATGGTCCATTTGGCGTTCGGCTGGTACGCACGGCGCACGGCCACTTGCAGATCGATCAGATCGTCGATGTTCGGCGCCGTGGTGACCGGCGACGACCCGGTCGCGATGTATTCATACACCGCCGCGGCGCGCATCGGCGAGGCATAATCGTCGGCGTTGGTCGGCGCCGTGTTGGTCATGCCCGTGGGCTTGGACGAGCCGTCGCCGGAATGGATTGCCGTGGAAACGGAAACCGCCAGCGTGTCCGCGGCATCCTGCGTCAGCCACGCGATAACATTGAAGAACAGGTCCTCCAGCGCCCAGTTTGACGACCTCGGGAACGCATAGAGTTCGCCGTGGGTGATCGTGACCTTGCGCAGGTTCGGCGCATTGGACTGGCTGCGCGATCCGGTTTCCGCCGCCCAGCCGCCGTTGGCGCCGGAAATGGTGACCAGTTCGTTGTAGTCCGGACTGCTGGTCGAGACGACATTGACCTGCTGCAGGATTTCCGACTGCGCCAGTTCCAGCTTCTCTATCTCATCGGAGATGATCTTCGGCACCGCATTGCCGCCCTGGAGCGCGGTCCCGGACAGCACGCTGTCGACCTTCAGTTCGATCAGTTGTTTCTGGTATCCCTTCAACTCTGCTTCCAGGCCCGGATCCTTCATGCCGCTGCGCACATGTTTCACCCAAGCCTGCAGGTGTTTCTGCTCGATCTGCTCGGCCGGCGTGCCCTTGGGCCGGTCGGAGAGCGCCTCCAGTATCTCGACGCGGGTCTTGTAATGCTCGCTTTCCTGGGTCAGCAGGTTAATGGCCTTCAGCGCCTCGTCGATCTTCTTGTTCCAGCGGTCGGCTTGAATCTCCAGTTCCTTCGCGCGCACCTCGTTGCCTTTCTTCATCTCGGTCAGGCTCTCGTCGTTGGCCTTACGCATGGCCTCGACAGCCTGGCCGAATTCGTCAATCTTTTCCAGAATCGGGTTTGACATTGATTTTCTCCTGAAATAAAAAAGGCCCGCTCGGGGCCCGGTTGGTCGTTTGCCTTGCGGCGTTCGTCAGCCGAATATCCGCTTCAGCCGCTGGTCCAAGTCGTAGGACATCTGGCGCTCGCGGAATCCGCTCAGTCCTGCATTGACCTCTATTTCGTCAGGCGTCGCGCGCGACGGTTCGGGGTTGACCACCGGCGTCGCGCTGGGGTCGTTCTGCGGCTCCAGCCTCTCGCTGAAACCGTTAAAAAGGTTGGCGGCGTACTTGCAGGCCATTTTACGGCTGAAGCCCTTGGCGCGCAGGAAGTGCTCGCATTCACGCTTCAGTTCGGCCAGTTCGTCGTCGCGCGGCACATATTCACCAAGCGCCGACAGGCGCGATTTGACGTGCTGGATTTTTGCCTTCGGATTCATCGCAAGCGCGACGAGGGATACCTCGAATAAATCGATATCCCTGAGCAAGCGCACCCCGTCCGACGTGAAATCGACTTCCTTGGGCAGAAAACCGATCGATAACCCGCTGACCGCTTCCATCTTCAGGAGCACGTGTATCTCCTTGCCCAGATCCGTCGGCGCCAGCTCGCCCTTCGTCGCGAGCCCCCGGTCATCCTCGGACAAATCGAGCCACTTGCCGGGGACGCGACTCATATCGTGCGTCCAGAACATGGCCGGCATAGTGCCCTCCGAACGATGTTCAGCCAGCGTGCGTTTGAACGCGCCCGGCAAAATGACATCTCCGCCCAAGTCCACATTCCCGAAGATGGCGCCATGCCCATCGAACTGCATGTTCGTCAGCGATTTAATTTCCAGGCTGGTCGTCAAGCGGATTGGGTTCATTCGTTTTCGCTCCAGTTTGCGTTTGCACGGACTGCTGAAATTCGTCTCCGGCGGCATCGTCTCGCGGCGTGCGGCCTTCTATTTCGCGCCAATCGTTCGGCGTTATCACGCCGTTCTGCAATTGGATCTGCAAACCGTTCTGACGATCAATAAACGATGCGCGTAACCTCGCGTCCAGATTAAATCGAATTTTTAGCCCGGCGTTGCGATCGGCGGGGGTAAAAAAATCGCGTTCCATCGCCGATTCGAATGTTTGCGCCACCGGCATGATAACGTTGAGCGTAAAATCCTCGGATTGCTGCTCGACGTTGTTGTACTTGCCGGAAGTCAGGTCGCCAACGTGATACGGCGGCACGCCGAATGCTCCGGCGATCATCGTCCGCTGCAATTGCCGGGTTTGTAGAAACTGCGCCTTGTCATTCTCTATGGGGACGGGAGTGCCGGTCTCTATCCCCGGCGGCAGTAACAATGCGCGGTGCCGCTTGTTCCCGGAGTAGGTATTTTGGAAATCCTCGATGAATTTCTTCTCGTCTTCCGGAGTTTTGAATCCCCTGACTCCCTGCAAATAGCGGAAGATCACGAGCGGGACGGCCCCGTTCGCGAAGAAGGACGCTCCGAATTCCTCGGCGGCGATTTCCAATGCAATAGTGGTCGCCACGTCTCTCACCGGTGAATCGCCGGAAAAAAAATCACGCGATGGTCCGCGCACGAAATGCACTTTGTCGAACGTCCACTCCTGCTGATTGCCGTGCTTGAACGTGACTGCCAGGGTGTCCTGGTCTTGTTTGATCTCTACATTAGACGGGTTGACCGCAAACAGGCGGCGTATCGGTCCAGTCACGCCACGGCCGATTTTGGCGATATAACGGCCATGGCGCAGATAAGTGCTGACGGCATCCTGCCAATAGTCATAACTACTTTGCCATTCGTTCGGCTGCCGTAACAGATGTGCTATCGGATGATTCGGAAGTTTCTCCTTGACTTCTCGGCCATTTTTCAAGCTGGACTGATAAACGTGCACGGGTGTTGATGCCATGCGTCGGGAAATCGAAGTTACAATTGCATGCACGGTCGGGGAGCGCATGCAATTATCGGGCGTGACTGACCCGAATGAACCCGTTTGCGCCGCCAAAAGCCGCAGGACTGTGTCGTAACTGACATCCTTGCTTTCTGGCTTGCGGAAGTATCGGAATATATTCACAGCGCGATGATGTTTCCGGTCATGTAAACGTCATCCTGTTTAGTGCTTATTATCCGTGCCAGCGCCATGATCAGCGCGATCGCCGGATCGATCTTCTGATCCACGCTCTCTTTGTTAGGATAAATATTGTCCTTGTGGTCCCAATGGCACACGATGTTGCTGATGGCCCACGCCAGGACCGGATCGCCGTTGTGGTGGAACCGCTTGCCGACCACGAGCTCGTCGAGCTCCTTCATCGCCGGCGAGAAATTCTTGGGGATGGCACGCATCTCGACCATCGGCGCGCCGTCCTCGATCATCTCGCCGACGAACTGCGTCAGTTGGAACGGGTCGAAGGCGATCTCCTTTACCTCGAACCGCGCCATGTCACCGGCGACATTGCCCAGCAGGCGCCGGTCTTCCACGTTGCGCCGCCGGCAACCGTCGCTGCCGATCAGCTCCTCGCGCACCGCCTCGATATCGAGCACCTCGCCCTCGGTCGTGCGGATGTAGCCCTCGCGCGCCCAGCCGGCGATCTGTTCCCAGCCGCGCCGCTCTAGCAGCGCCTGCGGCATGTAATAGCGCCCGAAGGCGTACACATCGTCGCCGCGGCGGAACAATTTCACCTTCGCGAATAAATCCTTCTTGAACGCCGCGTCGAGCCCGATGATGCACGGCTCGCCCAGGAAATCTTCTTCCTTCAACGACCGGTCCGCGCACGCGTCCCACTGCAGCATGTTCATCCACGCGCTGTCGGCGTTGACCCAGACGTTCAGGCGCTTGGTCAGGAACTCGTTCAGCGCCGCCGATTGCACCTTGGCCATCGCCGCCGCGCGGCGCATGTCCTCGGGGTCCACCGAGATTCCGTAATTCGGATTGGCCTTGATCCAGATCGCCTCGTCGAGGGGATCGTCGCCCTCGTCGATCGTGTAGATGATCCCCCAGAACGTCTCGTCGTCGGTGGCCTCGCCATCGACTTTGTAGCCCATGCCGTCGTGCCGCTTGAGCACGGCGTTGAGAATTTTCGTCAGGTAAATGCGCTGGTCGTAGCAAATGCCGGCGCGGTTGAAGCCGGCGGTCGTGATCTTCCAGTGCAACGGTTGCGAGCGCGAGCCCATGGACGAGTCCATGACGTCGTGCACGTGGCGCGTCTTGTGCGCGTGCAGTTCATCGTCCAGCACGCAGCTCGCGTTCAAGCCGTCCAGCGTCGATCCCTCCGCGGCCAGCGGGATCATCTTCGACGAGGTTTCGCGCACGATCAGCGAATGTGTCAGGACCTCGACGCCGAAGCGCGCGCGGTATTCCCCGTCCATGCGCCCCATTGCCTGCGCGATTTCGAACACCACGCGCGCCTGCTCGCGCGTGGTGGCGACGCCGTAAACCTCGGCGCCGAATTCCCCGTCGGCGGTCAGCATGTACAGGCCGACGCCGGCGATCTTCGTGCTCTTGGCGTTCTTGCGCGCCAGTTCCTCGTATACCGAGCGAAAGCGGCGCAGTCCGTCCACCTTGCGTTTCCACCCGAACACGCAACACAGGCTGAAGCACTGAAACGGCTCGAGCTTGATGCGCTCGCCGGGCGTGCGTTGCGCGAACCAGCTTTTTACATGGCGCAGCAGGCTGATGTAAACGCATACCCGCTCGGCGGCATCCTCGTCGAAGGTGTACGGCCAGTCGGGGTCGCTCCGCTCGCGCGCCAGGTCGTCGAGCTGGCGCTGGCACGCGGCCTTGACCCACTTGCAGGCAACGACGCGCCCGGCGACGACGTCCTGCGCGTAGTGCAGCGCGAGTTGGACGTGACTGGCGCGGATTTCGGTTACTGGTAGGCTGCCCATCCGCCGGCCTTCGGTGGATCCATCCCGGGCAGCGGAATTTGCGAATCGGACTGCGTCACGCGCGTGCGGTCGGCGGGGCTCATGCCGAACATCGCCAAGGATCGTGCCATTCCGTCGAGCGCGCGATTTTTAATCTGTTGCAGTACAGATATCTGCTCATAACCTGATGGAGTTTTAGTAACGCGCCCACGCATTCCATGTGGATCAGTATTTTCCAGCTCATTGATACGTTTGCGCGCCCAAACAAAATCACTCCAATATTCGCAATATATTGTCAGCGCCGCGCGGTCGATCCGCGCGATCAGCCCGAGCTTGTACAAATGCGGCGTGATGAGTTCCCACTCGGCACGCGCCTCACCGTCCAGGTGCGGCGGGCATTCCGGGATCTCGACGTCCGGGCGCACCGCCTCGTCGAGCAACGACCCCAGCCGCTTCTTCCCGGCATTGCCGTTGAGCAACCGCAAATTCGGCGGCATCGGCTTCGGCCCTCGTTCACCACTCATGACACACCTCGTTGAAATTAAAA